GTATTAGAGAATCCAAATGGTAGGCGATAAAATGAATATTCCTTTGAAGAAAAAAGGGAAGAATCCCACCGGTAGGAGCGGACCTTTGACAAAAAAGTCACGAAAACTACCCATCGGAATTGGTGGTATGTCGAAGGAATTTGTGGAGCATAGGATTGCCTCGTTACTGAGAACGTCGCCATCCGGATTGAGTCAAATATTGGCCGATGATACCCAAGCTTCCTTTGACCATTTTGTAAGCGCTATGATTCTTAAAGGAATACAAGAAGGAGACCCAAGGCGCTTCGATGTATTACTGAATAGAGTTGCTGGTAGAGTAACAGAAAAGATAGAATACATATCACCTACACCGTTTTTAATAGAAAGTAGAGACGGTTCCAAAGAAGAACTAGGCGTTTGTAAAGAAGATGTTATAGATGTTAATGATGAGACCGCACAAGACGATGAAAAAAACTAGGTAAAAAATGACCTGAGGAAAATTCTGGTTATCGGCTAATATAGCTTTTTGGCGATGTTTTTGGAGTAGGACAATGAAAGCAATCCTAGAATACGATTTAGACAACCCTGACGAACGTTTAGCCCACAAGAGAGCTGTTAGTGCTACTGACGCTTATATAGCGTTACTGAGGATACGAGAGGCTATTCCTACTGATGATTACGATGAAGACTGTAAGCACCAATTCTCAGTTGACCAATTCCACGAGATACTAGATGACTTAAGCATAAACATGAACGACCTACCCTAATAGGCGATGGGTAATGCTGCCGATAGCCAAACCTACACTAAGGAGTATGCTTGATATTTAACCATTTAAGGAGGATATATCATGGCAGTACCTATAAGGTCGTGTCCACTTAGGAATAATGAATGCTTAGGTGAATTGTGTAATTGGAGGCTAACAGAGACTAGAGATGGTAACAACCACCATTGTGGCGGTATGTGTAGTATGAAATACTTAGCATTGAAGACACCGCACGGATTAATATTGGAGAAGGAAAAATGAGTAGAAACATCGGCGATTTAGAGAGAGACAAGTTTTGGCAACCCAATAGCTCTTCAAATCAGATAGCATTCCATCAATCAACTCGTCATTATTTCTCGTTGGCTGAAGAATCTAATAACGGTTTTAATTACGTTAACAAGTTTGGAAGGGTAATCAACTACTCCACTACCATAGTTGATGTTAATGACATAGCGACCCCAGCAGTTTATGCTTGGTTAACTACAGCAGTATCATTGGAGGCTATAAGTTCTAGTGCGAACGACACAGCGGCTGGCACAGGAGCAAGGACGGTAGTAGTCCAGGGATTGGATGCTAATTTCGAGGAGATAGAAGAGACTATCACTATGGCTGGTTTAAGTGCTTCCACAGCGACCACTGCTAAGTTTATACGTGTTCATAGGGCTTATGTGGCAACATCCGGCACATATGGAACAACAACTGCGGGTAGTCACATAGGAAACATTACAATACGTGTGGAGAGTGCTGGAGCTGTCCAGATATATCTGCCAGCTTCTCCTGCTCCTGTGGGTCAAAGTAATGTTGCTAGGTACACTATACCAGCAGGAAAGACTGGTTATTTAATTCACGCCACATTTCAGGCTTCGGGGAATAAGCCATCTGATTTTTATTTGTGGCGTAGAAACGGCTCTGATACTGTAAGCGCTCCTTATACTCCAAAGCGGTTAATTGAATACTACAGTGGTGTTAGTGACAGTATTCCTAGGAGCTGGGACGTTCCTATCAAGCTTACAGAAAAGACAGATATTTGGGCAAGTGCTGTAGGTTCAGGAGCTGGAACTAACGGTATAGTAACTTTTGATTTAATATTAGTGGGTAACGATTAATGGGGTTTAGCCAAGCGGTAAGGCACTGGATTTTGATTCCAGCATCGGAGGTTCGATCCCTCCAACCCCAGTATTTATATAAGCAGAAACATCGATGAACTTAGGGGGATTAAATGTACATTATTGCCGATGTGGGCAGCAATTGGTCTGATAAGGACGATTGTTTATCCAGTGTTTTTTATGCTTTCAAGGCAGGTGCTCACGCTGTTAAGTTTCAGTATTTCAACCACGAAAAGTTATTTGGTTATAAGGGCAAGATGGCCCACTGTTTGAGCAAGGATTGGCTACCTTTATTAAGAAATAAGGCTATCAATCACGGTATTGACTTTATGGTTACTCCGTTTAGCCACAAGGATATCAAGATGCTTAATCCTTATGTGGATAAGTGGAAGATAGCCAGTAGTGATTTAACGTATTTCCCTTTATTGGAGGCAGTAAAAGAGACTGGCAAGCCTATTATCATGAGTACTGGAGCTAGTCGTCCTAAGGATATTGAGATGGCGATGAAGGTATTGGGCAATCACGATGTAACATTGTTATATTGTGTCTCAGATTACCCTTCAATAGAGGACGATATCTTTCATTTACGTCATTTATCTGAGACTTATGGCGTTCCTGTGGGTTACAGCGACCACACTACTCAGATTTTCAGTGGAATTTTGCTTTGTGAGTTACTTGGCGGCATAGTTTACGAGAAGCATTTCAAGATTCAGGACATGAAAAGCCCAGATAACGACCATTCATTGGATTACATCAATTTTTCGAGGATGGTAGTTCGTTACGAGCATGGTTTTAACCCTGATAGGGTGAATAATTTGGGCGAGACTAATATGCATCGTTATCACAATCGGCGATTGGTGGTAACCAAGTCTATAAAACGGGGAGATGTGTTAGTTTACGGTTTTAATTTTGGATATTACCGCACCGTAGTCAAATGCGAAGGTGATTATCTTGTGGATAAAGACGCTATTGACGGAAGATTAGCGAAGAGGTTTTTACCGTCTGGTATGTCTATCTGTAAGGGTGACTATGAATGATGTGCAGGCTCCTTACGGCTATTATTTCAACAATGTTGGTCAATTGACACCTAATGGATACAAGTATTTCCCAGAGAGTGGTCTAATTTACCGTACTAATCTTTTCATCAAGGATAGTCGAGGTCGTAAGCCTAAACTTGGTCTTGTTAAGCCTTATGAAATAAAAGGTTATTATTGTTTGTGGCATATAGGAAAAAGATTTAAGTTTCATAGGCTAGCTTTCCTTTTAATGGACACTTATTTGCCTGAATATCAAAAAAAAGGTTTTGAAGTCGATCATATAAACGGAAATATTACTGATAATAGATGGTCGAATCTTAGAATAATATCTCATCGAAGAAATGCCACTAACAAAAAAATGCACCGTGAAGGAAAGACTCCTGGTGTTGTCTTGGATCCTAACGGTAGATTTCGTGCTAAGATTTGCATAGATAGAAAATGGCATCATTTAGGATTTTATGACACTGAAGAAGAAGCTGGAGACGTCTATAAATCTAAGGTTTTAGAATTAGAAGCAAATGGAAAGTTTTAAACCGCACAGTGACAAACAAGACCGGTTATTGTTCAGCAAGAAGCGTATATCCATTGGAGCTACGGGTATCCAGTGGGGCAAGACGTTATGTGGCGTTGTATGGCTTAAGCGATTTATGCATAGGTTTATCTCGCAGGACGACAATTTTCTGGTATGTTCACCCACCTATAAGATTTTATACCAATCGACGCTTCCTCCCTTTCAGATGATCAATGAGAAAATAGGCGTTTACAACAAGAAGGAAGAGGTTTTCAAGATAAACGGTGGTGGTTCTGTATGGTTCAGGACCGGTACTGACCCTGATTCTGTGGTCGGTATTACTAACGTGAGAGCTGTTTTATGTGATGAAGCTGGCCTTTACAGTAGGTATTTCTGGGACAATATCCAGGCCAGGGCATCATTTAGGGAGGCTCCTATCATGATAGTAACTTCCCCTTATAGTTTAAATTGGTTGTATACTGACTTTATACGCAAGCATAGGAACGGCGATCCTTATGTAAGGGAATTAGTGGAGCTAGTCCAGGCCACTAGTAAGGACAATCCTTATTTTCCGGACAAGGAGTATGAGGATCGTAGGAGGACGATGGACCCACGTAGGTTTAACATGATCTATGGTGGTGAGTTTGGAAAAGCTGAAGGACTGGTTTACGATTGTTTTGATACTGATAGTTGTGTGGTGGAGCCTTTTAAGCTTCCTGAGTATACCAGGTACATAGCTGGTGTGGACTGGGGGTATACGGATCCTTTTGTCATATCTGTCAGGGCTATTACACCGGATGGCGACCATTATCGCGTAGGCGAGTTTTACCGGACCAAGATGACATTAGATCAGATGATTGATGCTGCTCGTCGATTTTCTGGTTTATGGCCTATTGAGCGTTGGGAGTGTGACCCTAGCCGTCCTGAGTATATTGTAGCTTTTTGTCAGGCTGGTTTAAAAGCTGTTGGAGCACAGAACGACATAAGGCTTGGCATAGATCTACATTATGAGCTTATAAACCGTGGTAATTATAAGATTTTCAGCGGTACTAGTCCCCATGCTATCGACGAATACGAGCAATACCATTACCCAGAGCCTAAAGATCTCAAGCCAGATCAAGGGGTTAAGGACATGTTACCTGTTGACCAGGCTAACCATTGTATGGATACTGAGAGGTACATCACGATAAGGACATTTAATATCGGTAAGAAGAAAAACCGTGTTATTATAGAGAAAGATAAACCAACTAAATCGGCTTATGTGCCATTTGATAAAGATAGAGAAAAGCTATTAAAAAGGTCTAAAAACTGGGATTTTATTGAATGATATACCCATATCAATGCAAATGCGGCAAGGAATTCGAGGTAGTGAAGTCTTTAGACGACATAGATCGAGTTGAGCCTTGTCCTGAGTGTTTAGCGGAGGCCAAGAGGGTTATAGCTGGTGGTTATTTCTACGGTGAAAAAGTAGAGGACGCTGTTTGGGATCCTGCTTTTGGTTGTGTGGTTAAAGATTCTAACCATCGCAAGCGATTAGCCAAGGAGCGAGGTTGGGAAGAGGTCGGCAACACCGATATGAACAAGTGGCATTCAGAGAAGCAAGCTGAAAAACAAAAAGAGACAGAGCGGTACTATGACGATGTTACGACAGACCGCATTGTATTAGGGGAAAGCTAATGGTTTTAGAGACTACTCAAGGCATCGACGCTAACATGGGTAATGTTCCCCAAGACATAAGTCCTGAGGTATCCAGTGAGGAGCGAACGGATCTCAAGGTATTGATGAAGAAGTTCTTTCAATGGAAAAAGTTTCGTTCTCGATACGACAAGAACTGGATGGACTATTATCGTTATTTTAGAGGAATGCACTGGTCTACCAGGCGTCCTTATTGGCGAAATTCCGAAGTTGTTAACTTCATATGGCAGACTATTCAAAGCCAGGTTCCTCTTCAGACGGACGTAAGACCTAAGTTTGAATTCCTTCCAAGAGAGCCAAACGATAGGGAGTTTGCAGATGTTTTGGACTCAATCGCTGCCGCCGATTGGGATAATAACAATTGGTTGAGGATATTGTTGGAAGTGCTGTATGATGGATGGATCTACGGTACATCATTTTCATCGATGAACTACGATCCTGGGTTGGATTACGGGATAGGAGCGGCAGTTTTTAAGTCCGAAGATCCTTTTTACTGCTATCCTGACC